CGGTGGAGCAAAAGTGCCAACAGCGAGTAGGACGCCAGGTCGAAAAGATTGTCTTCGAGCGACTCGTTCTCTAGCCGCCCCGTGGCGTTGTATGACGCGAGCCGCGTCACCTTGTCGCTCAGCCTGACCATCGCACCCTTCCACGACGGGATGCCCACGAACTGCGCGCCGTTGCGAATATTGGCGAGCGGGTCGTCGCCAGACGGGCAGCCGTAGTCTCGACTCTTACGCCGGTGCATTTCTTTTAGCGCGTCGCACAGATCAAAGAACGCCTGCGACGTGGGGTGCGTTTGCGAATCCTGGGTACTTCCATAGAACCTCCGAGGTTCCGGCACCGCGAAACGCTCGATTACCTCGGCGGCGCTCCAGCCACGCGGGGCCTGTTGCGAAACCTCTGCCGCTGTGCATTCTGGCATAGGTTCCGTATCAGTCAGCGCGGTAATCGTCCGCGTCTCGGTGTCCGTGAGTTCGACGTATTCGTCGTAGGTGCCGGTGGCCAGCCTCGCCTCGACGGCCCTGCGGAGCGCGGCGTTGGAGTCCTCAAGCGTCTGCGTCATGGCATTCCTTTCGTGAATGGAAAACCGCAGTCTGCGGCGCTGGTCAAGCGGACCGCACGGTGCCGTCGCTCATCACGCGGTAGTTGTTCACGTCGAACGCACCGCGCTCGTGAACCGTGACCATGGCGAAGCCGTGATTCCAGCGGTTGATGACGCTGTACTCGGGCCGCAGGTCGCACAGGCACCCAGTGCTCCAGCATCCCGTCTCGTGGTGCCACATATCCGATTCGGCGTGATTGCTCGTGCGATGCGAATGGCCGACGAGCACCGTTGAGAGCGTTCGCAAAAACGCACCTCGAGCGACGTTGACCGGGGCGGACATGCCCTTCGGCAACTCGTGGCCGTGCAGCACCGGCAGCTTGCCAAGCATCACCGGACGCTGATCGTCCACTAGGGCGACGCCGTGCTTGTCGAGGTCGAGCCACGCACAGAGCGACATGCGCGGGTCGTCGCTGATCTCGGCGGCGTGCTGCCAGAGCCAATGGACCCAGCGTTCTTCATGATTTCCGAGTTTGTAAACGATCGGGATCTCTGGGAACTGTTGCCGGAGGTAAGCGATGAAGTCTCGCACCGCCTCAAGCTCGGCTTTGAAGTCCCGTTGCTTTGGGTCCTTCATGTAGCGACTGATGGCGTAGAAGTCGGCGATGTCGCCGTTCAGCAAGAGACCGGCGAGGTTCTGCTCTTTCAGGTGGCCAACGGCCGCAGCCACGGCGAGCTCGGAGTGATACGGGACATGCACGTCGCTTAGGATGCCGACCGGGCCGAGCACCTTCATCACATGCGGCGTCCACTCCTGCGCCATGCTTTTGGGCATCGCGAAGACCTCGCCAGCCTTGCGCGGTTTCCGGGGCGACGTGGCTTTCGTCTGCTGGCGATGGTGTTTGCCATGCACGCCGAACTGCCGCCTGATTCTGGCGCGCGCCTGTTCCATCGTGATGGCGTTGTTGCTCTCTTGCACCAGGCGGCGAGCCAGCGTGCGGGCCGGCGCGTCCGGGTGCGTGCGACATAGCCGCTTGGCCGCGTCTGCGATCGGGTCAGTCGGCATCGCGTTCCTCCTTGAACTTGAGCGCCGTCAGCGTCCTGCGAATCACCTTCGCCGTCTCAGTCACGGCGTGTTCACTGATGGTGGACCCGAGGCACGCATGGAGCAGCTCGTGGACGACCGTCTCGAGCTTGGCCCCGCCACGCAGACGCTCGTCTACCAAGATCCTGCGTGGCTTGGCTGCGTTCTCGAAGAACGTCCACCCGGCGGCGTCGCCGCTCAGGCGGGTGAACTTCAGCGTCCACCGTTTGCCGTCGATGGTGACGTGGTGCGTCTTCGCCACGGGCAAGTCCTTTCGCCCGTGATTGTGGAAAACGTGTCAACTCGCGGCGGCACGCCTGGCGTTGCGGATGGCGCGGCGGACGAGCATTCGGCCAGCGGCGTCAAGGAACGGCAGGCCGCGCTTGGTCGCCTCCTCGCGGAGCCAGCCCACCACGGTGTCGATGTTGGCCTCCACCCAATCGCAGCCGGCGGCGTCCATGTGTGCGGCCCTGCTCTTGCACTTGCAGCCCTTCTCGTCGGCATTGATGCCGAAGCGTGATAGCAGTGCCGCCAGGGCCGTGCCGGCGAGGCAGCGCTGGCGAGACGGCCCAGCCGATTTCGCGACGTAGCCGTCTCGGTATTTGGCTTTCAGCGCCTCAAACTGCTCTTCGGTGAACGTCACGGACGCACCGTCGGGGCTCACGGTCCCGACGCTGAGGCAGTCGTCTAGATAGCCAGGCGGTCGCCGCTGCGCCGCGGCCTGCATCGATGCCAGCGTGAACGTGATGTTCCTCACGGCGGGCAGATGAACTCAGGGTCGTCGTAAAACGCCGCGAACGGCGGCTCAGCAGGTGTCGTACAAGGTTGTTGGATAATGCCGACCGGCTCGCGGTCTACATACATTGGCCCATTAACCAGACTTGCCGTCACGTCCGTGACATTGCCGTTGCAATCCGCCTTCAGGATTTTCCATTGCGTGCGACGATCAATTCCAAGGCAGTAGTCAATGCCATCCTCAACAACATGGCAACCGCTCTCGGCAAGGTTTTGGACAAGTGCCCACCTGCAACCAGCCAAGGAATCTAGAGCGCCTGGCTTCCACTCATTGCCTGGCGGCAGGATTGATGCAAGCGGAGTGCCAGTGCGGTTCGGGTCGTTAATGTTCTGATAAACGTCTACAGCAAGCGTTCCCAATCCGCATGGGCTTGCGTCATACGTGTTCCCTGTTCGGTCAAACCTGTTTGCCTCCCAATCGCAGGCCAAAAGATCGCAGCACTCTCCGTTGCAGCACGTTTCGTTCTCTCCGTCGCAGCACACGCCGTCGCAGCAAAACCCATCGGCGCAGCAATCGTCACCGCACGGCTGCGTTCCCTCGGGGCACGGCGCTGTGCAGCAGCACGGCATGCGTCACGCCTTGATGCGAAGGTAGGACGAAGTTGACGTGCCAGTCACAATCGTCACCGACGCCGTCGTCAGCGTCTTGTTCACCGTAATTGAGCAGTTGTTCGTGTTGAGCGACGCAGACAGCGTGATGTCGGACACCACCGTCTGCGTTGTCGTGCCGGTGAAAAACACCGCCGTGGCCGTTTCAAACGGCACGTCCACCAAGAACCACGCCGTACCGTCTTTCGCGATGGCGCAGTCTCGCGTGCTAGTGCCGTCGATTGGGAAGAACAGATTCGTCGCCGACACCGTGTTGGGTGTCGTCGTCTGATACTTGAACGTCACAGTCTTGGACGAATTGGTGCTCCACGCACCCGTGAAAGTGCAGACGCGGAAGAGCTTGCCGGCGGGGCCGCCGTCGAGACGATAGCCCAGAGTTGGGCCCTGCGACGACGCGGCGTCTGCCTCGACTGCCCGCACCGCCTTGGCAATGCGATCCGCAGCCGGCCGCGTGAACGTGACCCGCTCGACTCGAGCCGCCTTGCCGTCCGGGCGTTGTGGCATCAGCTCACCGAGATTGCGCAGACCGTGATTGCCGGGTCTGCCGCAGTGGGCCGCACGGAAACGTCGATGCTGCCATTGGCGATGACGGCCGTGTTGTTGGTCACGGCCGACACATACGCCGTGGCGGGCGTGTGGCCAGACAGATGCACCACGTAGCGGTAGCGACGCGGCGAGCCGCCATCAACGTGCTCGGCTGGCGAGGCGCTGAACGTGGTCCCAAAGTTCAGCGTTGCGGAATGGCTGGTAGTGGCGGTGTTGGCGGTCATCGTGAGCGTGGATGCCGTCACGACGCTGGTGGTTGGTGTGAACCGTCGCAGCGGTCGGTCGGTCACGTAGAGCGTCGTGCCGTCGCTGGTCTGCCGAGAGAACACGGGGAACGCCGTCAGCCGCAGCGTGGCGGTGTTGGCGGCGCACAGCGTCAGTACCACCTGCGTGTCGGTGGCTGCCGTGATCGTGATGTTTCGGACGGCTTGCGACATGACTAGAACGGCGGCGTGCCGAAAAACTGGTTAAAGTCGATAATTGGATGCACTCGACGGGCGAGGATGTCAGGGCTTGAGCCGGCGCTCTTAAGGCTGCCGTCGCTGTTGAGTGCCGCCGGCGTCGGCGAGTTTTGCTTGTCGCCGCCTTCTGAGGCGTAGACCCAGGCCCGCTTTTTCACGCCGCCCGCCTGGCGTGCCTTCTTCTGCTTGATCGTCACGCCGGTCTGGCCAACAGACGCTCCGTTCTGATTGGTCAGCGACAGCGGAGGATCGGCCGTGTCAGCACCGGCCCCGGTAGAAGTGGCCGTGTCGCTGTTGGCATCCTGCGCGATGTAACTAAAGCCAACGTCAGGCAGTAGCAGCAGGTGCGTACGTGGGTTGTAGACGAGCTCGGTCGTGAATGACCAGTAGCGGATTTCCACGTCGTTCACGACCTCGACTTGGGCCTGCCCACTGATCCCGGCACACATCCACGTATACGGCTGCCCCCCCAAGTACGGGCCGCTGTTAAGGCAGTTTGTGATGTTGGCAGCCGTGACGTAGTCGAATGTCGGACGGTTGCCGGTAATCGTTGCCCGCAGTTGCGACTCCGTGGTGGTCGCGCCTTCAAACACGTCGCCAGCCGAGTTAACCAGCGGCGCTATGGCATTCCCGTCGTAGTAAAACAGCGCCGGAACCTCAACGCCGCTCGTGGCAAAGCTCCACACGTCGGCACGGGCCAGCGGATTAGGGTCAAGGTTCTCTTGCCTGGGCAGTTCGTACGAAAACGTCGCCTCAACGTGGTGGCGATCCGTCTCGGTGAAACTGCCGTTGAGGCAGCGAAGATACGGGTACTCCGGGTGGGCGGCTCCGTGGAATACCCCGATGGCGTTGATGACGAGCTGCTGTGCGGTCGGCTCGTCCACCGTGACGACGAAGCGACGCTCGGCAGTCGGTGCCTCGCCGAAGCGATGCGAGAACGTGCGAGGCAGAACCTCGCGGTAGTTGATGACTGCCATCACCCGCCTCCAGCGATTTCGACGGGTGCGGTGGCTTGCTGCTCAAGCAAGCGATTTGTGCGGCGTTGCTCGTTGAGCTGGTCCTCTTGCACGACCACGGCTTCTCCGGTCGCTGTCTCGCGTTGCCTTTGAGCGAGCGAGTCCTGGGCGTTGTTGATGGCTGCGTTGAAGTTGGCTTGTAGCCTGTTGAGTGCGCTGTCTGCCTGCTGGCCTTCAAGGCGGGCCGTCAGGATGTCGATCTGGCGCTGGCGAGCCTGAGCCTCTGGCGTGTTGGCATTAGGGGCACCGGCGAAACCGCCGGTTGGATCACGCTCGCCAAGCCGGATTTGCTCGTTGCGAAGCTCCTCGATGAGCTTCTCCGTGTCGCTGCGAATGTCGAGCCCGAGGATCGGTGCGAACTTCTTGACGAATGCTTCAATGAATTTGGCAAGCTCAAAGAATGCGCCGCCCGCAAGCTCAATAAACGACAGCAGACCTTGCGCGATGTTCTGGGCTAGCTGCTGCGGGCCAGCGGCACGAATGACGCCTAGAAGGTCTTCTGCGATCTGGCCGATAGGCCCGGCAAGTTCGCCAAGGATTTGATTGGAAAGGTTGGTGACGACCGTTTGGACCCTTCCAAACCTGTCGAACATGTTGTCGATTTCTTTGACGGCGTCTTCCTTGATGATGCCGCCAAGTGCTTCGGTGTCCCTGCGGATGCTTTCTAGGTAGCCTGGCCCTTGAGTAAACAATTCTCCGAGTTCGATGCCGCCTTTCCCGAAGAACTGCACAGCCCTTGCCGCTCGTTCGGTCGGGTCTGCAATTCGAGACAGCGCATCAACAATAGTTTCAAATTGCTTTTCCGGGCTTAAAGCTTTTAAGTCTGAAAAGACTATGCCGAGATCCTTAAAGCTCTTCTGGGCTTTTTCGTCGAGAGTGGCTTTGCCGATATTCACTGTGAGCTTTTGAATCTGTTTTGCGAACGATTCGATCTCGACGCCGTTTTCAGCGGCGGCCCGGCTGTAAGCCTGCAATGCTTCAACGCCCACGCCAGTTCGATTCGCCACGTCGTTGAGCGCGTCGAGCTGCTTGCCGGCGTTTAGCGCGAAGCTGGCAATCCGAGTGGCCGCGCCAGTTACGGCACCTGCAAGGCTTGTAAAAGCCCCGGTCGCCGCCTGGATGCCATCAAGAGCCAGCCGCCCGATCTCGATGTTCTTGAGCGTGCCGAGATCCTTGGACGCCTTGACGCCGGCCTGGCCCATCGCGTCGAGCTTCTGGTTCACATCCGCGACGGCCTGCGCCAGTTGTGCCGTGTTGGCACTGATCTGCATCGCAAGTCCGAGTGCGGTGCTCATGGCGTCACTTGCCGTCCAAGTCCTGCTTCATCTGGGCCAGCACACTCAACATCTGCGACGGATGCTGCGGCGGCCGTTCAATCGGTATGAAGTCGCTTGGCTTTGGTGCGTGTCCTCTGCGTGCGTGTGGTGCCAGCGTGACGCTGGCAAGTATTCCTGTCTGGGCCCACGAGTTGTCGAGCGGCTGGAAGAACCGCGCCCACGCCAGCCACTCGGACAACTCTCGCGAGTCCATCCGCTGCTCGAGCTCGCCGACCGTCATCTTCAAATGACCGGCCAGCATGAACAGAAACTGCCGCGACGGGCGGGCGCTAAAGCTCCCCGGCGAGTTCGACTACGTCCGCCTCCGTGAGTTTGTTGTGCTTCTGGGCCACGTCGAAGAGCTCGCCCATGACGGCACCGTCTAGGGCGGCCACCTCGCCCAGCTCGTCGTCTTTCCAGATCCGTTCGCCGTGCTCGTCGCACAGCGTCCGCGCAAGGTAAAACGCCCGGAAGTTGCGGAACTTCTCGACGCCCTTACTGCGCATGTCGATCCACGCGAGCTCCCAGTCGTCCCGCTCGCCGACGCTCATAACGCGGACGAACACGTCGAGATTCCACTCCTTGACGTGAACCTTCAGCGGTTTACGGACGCTGGCGGCTTTGATGCGTTCCTTGAGTCCCATGTCAGTTGTCCAAGAGTTTGAGGGTCACGGTGAACCGCGTCACGTCGTTCGCTTGCGACGTGACCGCCACCGACTCCCATACTGCGTAGTTCGTCAAGGATTGGCCGCCGCCGCCGATGACGAGCTGAGCCCGCGTGCCGTAGTTGCTGATGCCTGTGTTGTTGGCACCGAGGCACTCGACGGTCACGCTGCCGGCGTCATCTGTCCACGGCACACTGCGGCCCTTTGACGGGCCGCCGCCGTATGTCCACGAGAGGCCGACGACTTCTTGGAACGCTATAGCGTTCCAGGTCACGGTGATTCCGGTCGCGTAGGTCGCCACGGGTTTGTCTCCGTGCGACTACGGCACCTGGAAGGCTGCGGAACCACGGACGGCATCGTTGATCGCCAGCGTGACGCTGGAGTTTTTGCACGTCGCGGTGACGCTCAACGTGATGCCGCCGGCAATCGTCAGCGTCCCGGTCTGGCCCTGGGCGATCGGCGCGCCGCTGTTCGGCATGTACTCGATGCTGACTTCCTTGCCGGTGTCGCCGGCCGAGCCCTTGAGAGGACGTGCCAGTGTCAGCACCGTTGCCCCGGTGGTCTGCCCCAGGTGGGACACGTCGATCTGGTCCGTGGCGGCGTTGTCGGTGATCGAGTACGTGATGCTCGTCACGGTGAACGTCGTTCCGCCGAAGGAGAACGTCGTGCCGCTGGAATCATGGGGCGTGTAAGGCATGTGCTATTCGCTCCACCAAACGTCGTAACGCTGCGTCACCCGATACACCGGCGGAAGATCCGCTCCCGCCAGCGTCACAAAGTCGTCGGATTCGTCCTCGAGCGACGTTTGCTTAACCTCTGTATTGTCCGACGTACCGCCGTATCCATCCAGAACCGAGCGCACAGCGTCCGCCACGTCGCGGGCCTCGCGGTAGGTGGTGCCGTAGATTTCGTATTCCAGCGACACACGCGGGATTCCGGCCGGCTTGCCGAGCGTCTGCTCTCGCTCAATCGCAGACCGCCGCCAATGGATGAACGGCAGGGTGGCGGAAGCCGGCGCGAGCTGCGGGTAGACCCGCGTGCCCACCAGCATGCAGACGTACGGATCGTCCACAAGGGCGTTACGCAGGACGGTTTCGGGGGATTTGAGGCTCATTTGGAATGCGTTTCAGAAGGGAGCGTTGGCACCAAAGTCTCGCGGCGGAAAATCCTTCTGCATGTCTTTCTGGGCGTTCAGAAGCGACCTTGTCATTTCGGAAGCCAACAGCGTACGCATCGCAGAGATTGACTCACGATAGGCAGTCTTCACCGGCGGCTGCCCCTTTTTCCCACCGACCGGCATTGCACGAAGGCTGAGCACTTGGCCGCGTGGAGCCTTCATGAAAAACGCTTTCGGGTACTTTGGCGTTGTGTTGACTCGTATAGCGCCTGCGTATTTCCCTCGCTTTGCGATTTTCGCAATCTTGAATGGCCCAAGAGTCTTAAAGCTTGAAGCCACGGAAGATCCGCTGCGACGGGACGAAGTTTTTACGATTCGCTCTTTTGTTCCAAACTCCAAGAATCCGGCGTGGTAAGCCCTGTCTTTCCCTTTTTTGATTGAGCCGCCGCCAGCAGACGCAGACTTTCCACTGCCAGCCGCCACGAAGCCAACCATGCCGACAGCGTTCCCGCTCGGATAGGTTTTGACTTTGCTTGTGATTGCCCTGGCAAGATTGCCAGTTGGCCCGCGAGTAACATTCCCTCGCAGTGCGGCCAGCCCTGGCTTTAAAGTGCGCCGAAGTGCCGCACCCATGTGTTTCCTTGCAAGGCTTGGCCGAAACTTACGGAACGCTTCCTGGAGTTTCCGTAACTCAGGAAACTCAATCTTCATGTCGATCCCGGCCTTGTCTCTTGCTGCCATCACGTCACCTCTTCGCAGATGGCGACGTGTTCGCTGCGGTTGCCGTACTCGAGCAGGCTGACGATGTTGAGCGTCCGCGTACGCCAGGCGAAGCGATCGCGCTGCGTCAATCCAGGCAGATAACGCATCCGCACCCGGTGCGTGATCGTGACTTCCTGCTTGCCGGCCTCTAACGCTTCGCGAGCAGACACGCCTTCGACGCTGGCCCACACTGTTTGCCAATCGGCCCACGACATGACGGCTTCGCCCAGGCTGTTCCGCGTCTGCGTCGCCTGCTGCACCGTCACGCGCTCGCGGAGCTTGCCGGGGTCAATCATGTGCCGTAGAGCACGATGGTGTAGGTGCCGGTGCCGGTGCCTGGTCCGATCAGCGGCTGGATTGATGACGCGCCGTTCTCAAATCCACTGACGGCAACTCGGTTGCCTGCAGATACCAGCTTGATTGCAGTGGGGTCTGTCTGAACGTCCGACAGTTCTCGGTAACTTGACCCAGACCACGAAAAAACAACGCGCTGGATACTGGAGAAATTAACGAGGCTTCCAACAGAATTTCGATACGGCGTTTCGCCGTACTCGCCGAGCGACACGGACGCCGTCCCGGCCGTCCCGGTGATAATCGCCACCTTGCCCGTCGTGTACTCGGTTGTCTCTCGAAGCGCGATGGTCTTCAGCGACTGCACGCCGCTCGACGTGGTGGAGTCGCGGAACTCGACGTTGACCGATATGGAACCCGAGACGTTGCTCATCGGTAGGATCCCCATTTCTGCGAATCAAGCAGCGAATTCACGCCGAAGGGCACGTCTTGCGGCACAGCGCCAGTGGCCACGGTCGCCTGCCGCGTCTCGTACCAGTGCCCCACAAGCATCAAGATCGCGTGCCGAATCGCCACGGGCACGCTCGCGCCGCTCGAGCCGTACCCGGCCCACCACGTCACCGTGACGGCGTTGTAGTCGTCTAAGTTCGCCGGCCACGTCCCGCTTCGCAGCTGCCGCACCACGCCGGGCGTCGCCTGGCGGTCCACCCGGTAGGACGCTGTGGACAGCGTCGTGGTCGAATCGTCACCAAGCGTGTACGTGAGTGCGACGGCCGTAGTCGTGCCGCTGGTCGCCATCGGCGGGCGTGGCAGCTCAATCTCGTAGGGGAACGAGTCGAGCCGCACGACGTACTGCTGATGAACCAAGGCCCGGTCGAGGTATTCCTCAACCCACTCGCGGGCCGCCGTGATGAGCGACGAGATGTAGGTATCGTCCGTGGACGTATCCACGCGGCAGTGCGCCTTCGCCTCGGCCAGCGTGACGGGCTCAACGGCTGGGGCTGTCTGGCGAGTCAGGCTTCGGTACTGCACGTCGTCCTCGTTTGCGTGGCGTGGCGTCGGCCGTCTCGGCCTCGTGCTCTATGGCCGCCGTCTCGATCTCGGTCTGTCGGTCCTCGACGGCCAGGCCGCGCTGTATCCAATCGCGGGCCATGCCATCGGGCACGTCTGGCAACACCTGCCCGCGTCGGTAGACGCGGAACGACTGCACCATTCTTATTTTCATTACTGTGGCACACTCCATGCAGAGTCGGGCTTTTTGCCCGTGTTGCAGTATTCGGTCGCCCACTGAAAGACGGGCTTTGCCAAATCCTTGCCGGGCCACGTCACCATGTATTCGCCGTGGCCTAACACAACACGAGGCGAGACGTAGACGCGGTTGCCGCCGCCTTCGCGAAAATTCTTCCAGGCGTGAATGTCGGCATCTAATCTGCCGTCATTCCAGGAACCATCGGGGCCTGGTTTGCCGCAGAACCACGGTTTCGGCGTCCGCTTGAGAGCGGCTGTCGAGATGATGGTGCATCCGAAGTGGGCCGAGTCCACTTCCTGCACGGGCTCGGCAAACCACGACATCGGCAGCGTCGTCTTCTCGTGGGCCTCCGGGTTGCCGAGCGTGCCCTTGAGCGTCAGCATCGGGCGGCCGTCCTCACGCTTGGTCTGGAGCCCGGTGATGGCGTCGCACTGAAAGGCGAGCGCCAGAGAAAACAGATGCTCTAGGTCTTCTTTTGAAAAGAAGGTGTCGTAATCGATCGTGAGCAGGTACTCGCACTTGTCGATGAACTGCTCAAACACCCGCTCCATGCACTGGTCCCAAAAGGCCCCGGTAACTTTCGTCGGGCGGATGCCGAGCGGCATCAACGCCTGGGCCCACGTGAAGAAATTGTCGTTGAACCCCAGGCGGGGCATCGAGAAGACGGCCTCGACCCTGATGTCTACGGTCGTGCCGCCAACCTGAATCTGCATGGAGCCCTCGGAAAATGAGACGGGCG